TCGTGAGTCAGTTGAGAAGATCCAGCTCGGCCCGGACGACATTATCATTGTCAAATCCCCCGAGGCCATGTCAACGTTTTTGGAAATGACGCAGAGTGGCATTGGCTTCTCGAAGTATTCCAACCCAATTCTGCTTGTCCCCGGCGGCCTGGAGAAAGCCTCACGGCAAGATCTGCTTGAAGCGCTGTCCGTGGTGGACCAGCATATCGCGGCGCGCGGCGAGCAGACCGATCAGGTCTCGCGGGTCATCACTGATTTGCGCGCACCAGTTTTGAGGAAAGTCCAGTGAAAACTGAGTACTCTGTCCTTCATCCGTTTGTTCCTTGTTCCGCGCTGATTTTTCTCGACAGCAAGCATAAGGCCAGCACTTACTGTATGCGTGAGCGCGGGCACTCGGGAGAACACAACACGGTGAATGGAGAGCCGGCTGCGAAGAAGAAGGCACGCTGATGGATTCCGTATCCCCCGTCCTTACCGCCGCCGAAATCCCCGCCGAACAAGTAGTCGCTCTCGACCAGCCTGAATATCTGCCGATCATCGTGGCGCGGATATGGTTCGCAGGTGGCGAGAATAACGCTGGCGTTCCTTGTTCTTTGACTCGGTATCGCTTGACTGCCGACGAGCGCGCATTGATCGCCGCCGGCGCGGATCTGGTCCTTGGCCAGCCTCATCATGGGCCGATGATGCCGGTATCGTTGCAGTTGGCAATGCCGGGAGAGTATCCGGTGCAGTTGTAGTTATGGAGAACTGTTATCCCCCTTGATCTAAATCACGTTGAGAAATTCTTCACCCGTCTGAGCATCAGAGATAGGGATGACGGAATGTTTGTCCCTTTCACACTTCGCCCTCAGCAGCAGGAGGTTTTCCAACTCGCTAAGGAGCACCTAGCACGCCGTCGGCGGCTGTATATTATCTTTCTTAAAGCTCGACGTTTGGGAATTTCTACGATTGCTACTGGTATTGGCCAAGCGCATTGTATCGCCCATCCTGGTTCCATGGCGCGCTGTGTCGCGCAAAATGCTAAGGTAGCCGCCGCCAACTTCGAGATGGCCAGTAGCTTCTTCAAAGACTGCCGCGATCTTTACCCTGGCGCGCCTAAGCCTACCAAGTCGATCTTGGTATGGCCGCATTCTGATGGGCGTGACTCTACCTTCGAGCATCACACGGCGGCTACTGTCCATGGTCAGCGGGGGCTAACTTCCTCGTTCATTCATTTAACCGAAGCCGCTTTCTACGACAGGGAAGGAGTTTTTACTTCTCTGATGAACACGTTGAGTATGGACAAAAACAATATCTGTTTAGTGGAGACCACGGCGAACGGGATGGAAGGTCCGGGTGAGGCATACTACCAGTATTGGGAAGCAGCCATGGCCGGCGACAACGAGTTTCTTCCTATTTTTCTTCCGTGGTGGGAAGACCCAGCTTATATTCTCCCCGCCGAGTTAGCCCAAGATGCGCCTCGCGACGAGTACGAAAAATTCTTAATGACCGGCATCAAGCATTGGAAGACAGGAAAAACAGTTCACCTCGGTAAGGATCGCATCGCCTGGTTCCGTGAAACTCTTTCGGCACGGTGCGAAGGAATCTTGGAGAAGTGGCGATCAGAAATGCCCTCGACTCCAGAAGAAGCCTTCGTCGCGACTGGCAACCCCGCTTTCACCATCGAGGAAATGCAGTTCGCCAACAATGCCATTGTAAAAATCCCATGGCAGGGTCGATGCGTGCTCACTGCCGATCAGAAGCATGGTCAACTTCAGAAAGGTACGGATGGTCCGCTCGTCGTTTACGAGACTCCGCAAAAAGGCCATCATTATTTTGCGGGGGTAGACTCGGCCCGCGGCGAAGAATCAACCATGGCTCCTGGTGATTATGCGGCTATTGTGGTTTGGAACGCGGAGACTGGTGACCTTGCCGCACGGTATATGTCGCGTGTCTCACCAGAAGAATTAGCTCCTGTTGCGGCCGCGATTGGCTATTACTTCAACGGTGCGATGTTGAATGTCGAGCTCAATAACATCGGCTACGTGACCATGAAGGCTCTTAGAGACACTTACTATTATCCCAATCAGTATCTCTGGAAAGGCCGAGATGATCGGGCTGATCGCTCGAAGCATGGCTCGGCTTACGGATTTGAAACTTCCGACCGTTATCGCAAGATGATGTTTTCGTTGTTCCGTACAGCGTTGCACGAGAAGAGAGTCGTGCCGAAGGACAAAATCTTCGTTGAGCAGATGAAGAAGGCCAAGCTGGAGATGAACTGGCGTTGGACCGTTTCAGTTGGCCACGACGATGTGCTTATGTGCCTCAGTCCAAAGGAGTTAGTAGAAACGCAGGAAGGTTTTAAGCCCATAAGCGAGATTTGTTCGGGTGAATTTGTGCGGACCCATACAGGCGAAATTCATCAGGTCCAGGGAGTTATGTCACGTGAAGTTGATGAGGAGATGGTTCACGTTGGAATGATGGGAAACCCGGAGTCCACACGCACGACGGGCAATCACCCATACTATGTGTGCCGGTATGAGTGGACTCGGCTGAAGGGCACGCGCAAAGTCACCAAGAATCAAGTTGAGATCGCATCGTGGAAAGCCGCTGCGGATTTGCGCCTTGGCGATTCTGTTTTGTTCCCGAAGCGGAAGAAGTTACCATGCACTGACTTGTCTGAGGATCAGTTGTGGATTCTTGGCTGGTATCTAGCCGAAGGGTCGTCTTGTCCGCGCACTCGCAAAGGGAAGATGGGCCGCGGCGTTGCGTTTAGCTTAAGTTCAGCAGAACGAGATGTGGCAAAGCGGTTATGTGAAGTGTTGCTCAAATACGATCCGCCTAGCCGCTCTAACCAAAAGCCTCCGCGTGTTCAAGAGATAGCGGGTAAGAACGCAATTCGAGTAGTGTATTCTTCGCGCTACTGGCATGAGTTCTTTACGAAGTTCGCCGGTGGGTTGCAGCAGGTTCGGAAAATTCACCCCTCCGTATATAACTGCTCTGGACTGCTTCCTCTTGTTGGAGCATTTATGTCGGGCGATGGGTCGCAGCCGAAGGGGCAGCGTAGTTCAGTTCGCGCAAGCAGCACATCTCGCGTACTGATTCATCAGATCAGGCAGATACTGATCGACGAGGGAATCTGGTCTACGATTAGTACGCCAAAGAGCCAGGACATTTGGACTTTATGCGCTTCTGCTGAGTTCATCAAGCGATTTGTCGGCATATCTAAGTTCCACTCCGTTGAGAGGAAGTTTCATAAACGGCACGTTGTTGAGACGGACGATGGCTTCTGGGCGCCAATCAAATCTCTGGAACTGGTCCCTTACTCAGGTCCGGTGTTCAATCTTGACGTGGAGGGCGACCATACCTACCAAGCGCAAGGAGTTGCGGTTCACAACTCAGGCTTCCTCGGCTGGATTGCGTTGGAGCAGAACCACCCTACCGCTTGCCGCCCTATCGCGCCTCGCAACATCATGCTGACCAAAGAAGAAATTGAGTCAGCCGGCTTCTCTCCCGCCCGTGGCCAGATGCCAGAGTGGATGAAGGATCCGACGGTCACGGGCGCCGGGATGCTGATTACGAGTGGGAACGATCATTTGAAGAAACTGGAAATTTATTCCAAGAAGAAGCAGATGCGAAATCGTTTGGAGTTCATATGATGTTAAAATGGGGTGTCAGGCGCTGTAAACGCCGGGCAAGCCTATTCGTCCAAGGAGCGAACATGACACCCTCTAAGTTATTGTACCACTTAATACCATTGACACAAGGCCAGTGGGCCATCGTAGACACCACCGATTACGATTGGCTGATGCAGTGGAAATGGTTCGCTAATTACAATCGTTGCACGAAATCGTATTATGCGGGCAGACAAACGCCCCGCGGCGATTCCAGTAGGCAAGTGTCTGTTTGGATGCATCGAGAAATCCTTAGTCTGCCTCGTAGATCAGATGGTAGATTAGGCGATCACATCAACCACATGACTCTCGACAATCGTCGTGAGAATTTGAGGATAGCGACACGTGCGCAGAATAGTCAGAATCATCGGCTACGGGCAGACAGTCCTAGTGGCAGTACGGGCGTGTCTTTCTATGCACCACTTAACAAATGGCGATCGCGTATTAGGTTCGGGGGTCACGAGACGCACCTTGGGTATTATGATACTTTCGGAGATGCGGTAGAAGCTTATCGTAAAAGGGCCGCCGCGTTATATGGTGAGTTTGCGCCGAAGGTATAGGAGAGTGAGATGACCGATGATCGAGCAACAAAACCGCAAGTTGATTCTGACCTTCCCGACGCCGGACTCGGCGACGATCTTCGCAGCTTTCTTGCAAAGCCTGCTGACGGTGACGGCGAGTCCACAGCTAAGCCAAAGCACGGACCTCGCATCGGGCGTAACTTCCTCCCCACCTTTCGAGTCGTCCCCGGAGATCAGGTCAGCGCTGGACCAGCCCCCGACCCAGGGTTCCCTGGAACCAGAACCTTCGCTCCTTCCCGATCAGCCTCAGCGCCTGCCCCATACCGTTTTGACTCCGGAGAGGCAGGA